GCATTCGAAGGTACACTTAATGAATCAGGATCTTTATTTAGTGACAATGGTTCGTTGGCAAAATTCGGTACAGGCATTGCAACTTTAGGTACAGGTATTAAGAACTTCTCTGATACTTTCCCTGATAATCTTCCAGAGATTGAAGATGTCCAACAGATGATTACCATTACGCAAATGCTTTTGGATTTCAGTAAAGCAAACAGCCTTACTCAGGAAGAAAGCGAAAACATGACAACTCTTGGAGATAGTATTCAAGGTGTTACTGGAAGAATCGGAGACTTGTTCGGTAAAGTTACTGGATTATTTAGTGGAGAAGGTATGGAATTCGACCCAGAAATGGTGAAGGATAACTTATCTTCAATATTCGATAATGACACTGTTACCGAAGGAATTAGTGAATCTGGTACAAATGTGACAAAGACATTATTGGATTCTATGGGTGGAACAATCTTATCTTCTGAGAGTAGAACTAAGTTAGATACCAATGTTAAAAACCTTGGCGAGACTACTGTTAAGAAACTCGATAAGAAGAAAGAAATGACTTCAAATGCTGTTAATTACATGCAGGGTCTTATCAATGGTTTGGAGTCAATGAAAGCAGCTTTGTTTGCGAAAGTTGATGAAATCGCTGCTGGTGTTACATCCAGAATGCAGTTTAAATGGAGTATGCATTCCCCATCAAAGGTTGCATATAAATTAGGTGCATATTATGTTGAAGGCTTGATTAATGGCTTTGCTGATATGACTGAACCTGCTGTAGAAACTGCAGAGTCAATGGCTCTTTCAGTTGTCGATGCTGTAAGCGCTGCGATGGATACATCTACTCAGGTTCTTGAAGACACCTATTCACCGATGATTACACCAGTTCTTGATACTGAAAGTTTTATGAACAGTGCATCATCGATTAATGGTTTCCTTGATTCTTACGGTAATTACAGTGCACTTCTTGGCGTTAATGCTGCAAGAGAAGGAATGCAAAATCAAAATGGTGGTCAAAATCCAGTTGAAGTTACTGTAAACTTTACAGTTAATAACGCTGGTAAGGATCTGACTGAAGCAGATATTACTGCATACGCTAGACGTATTTCTAACGAAATCAATACACTGTTAGGTGATGCTATTTAGGAAAGGAGGATTCCATGGCTGGATATAGGAAATTTTGGCTTGTAAACTCATTAGGACAAAAATACTATTTAACCGACGAAAAGGAATCAAAGACTTTCTTGAGTAACCCTTCAGGTTTCGGTTTCAAGGCGAATTACAAGACTAGAAAAATTAATAACTCAGAGCTTCTGATCTCAGAAGGCCTTGATAATGTTGACGTTAATGGGGAGCTTGTGTTTTATGGCGGCTCCCCAAACGTCATTTATGAAGACTATCAGAAGTTTATTAGTTTTATAAGATTTAAACCATTAGAGTTTCATTATTTGACTCCGAATTTTGTAGATGACGAGCGTTATAGTTTTTATTCAAATGTTGTAATAAGCTCTATATCAAAAGGAGAGATGTCCAAAGACGGAATTCTTTCAGCGACCATTAATATACACAGACTTTCTCAATGGCTTGATTCTACCGAGCATACTTATGTTATTTCAAACAATAACACAATTGATACAAAAGCTCCGGTGTATGATCCTAAAAAAACATATACAGTTGGTGAAAGAGTCAGATATACAGATACCTATACTGATAAGTTTGGAAAAACAACAGACCATGTTACTCAGACTTATGAATGCAAAACAGCAATAACTAGTCCTGAGGCATTTACAAGATCTCATTGGAAGAAAGTACAAGTTGGCAAGAATTACCCATTTATGAGGCCTTTCTACTATCAAGGAAACGACTTTTCGTCAGGTCTTGAGATAGCTAATACTGGTACTGATGAAGCCGGATTTACGCTTACAATTGATGGTAAAATCAGTAATCCGATATTTAGCTTATACCAAAATAATGTGCGATATGGTCTATGTGCATTAAAGGGAACTTATGGTCATGTTCTTGTAAACAGCGTTGATGGTGAAGCTTATATATATCTGGAAGATGAAAATGGAATGGTAATTTCAAACCCTGAACAAAAACAGAACTTTGAAGTTCGAGATGGAATTTCATATTTTACCTGGTGTAAATTAAAGGTTGGCACATCGACATTTATTTTAACAGCTGGTAATCTAGATCAATTCGGTGGAACGGTTGAATTAGCGTTTAAGAATAGCTACTTCTCAGTATAACGAGGTTGATATTTATGCAATGGCCTATACATCTTACTGTTGAAGGTAAAGGTTCTGTATCTTATCAACGTCAGGAAGGAAATAGTGGAGATGCTATTTCTGATGAATTTCTAGAGAATACTATTACATTTACAGCTACTCCAGATTTACACTATCATTTTTTAAAATATGTAATTACTCCGAAATATTCATTTTTAATTGAGAAACCTACAGATCTTACTGGTTATCATTATATTGTTTCTGAAGATTCAGACAGAATTATTCTTGAAAACGAACCTTTAGAAGAAACTAATACTTCTTTAACAATTGTCGCAAACCAGGATATTTATATCACAGCATATTTCGAAGAAGATCCTAAATGGCACCTTGAAGTGACTACGGATGTACCGCATACAAGTGTTTATATTTCACAAAATGATCAATATGAACCATTTGAAGCCGTTATTTGGGCAAGACCATTCCCAAATTATCACTTTTATGGATGGTCAGATGGATCTACTGAGAATCCTAGAAGTGTTTATGTAGATCAGAACAAGCTTTTGGTAGCATCTTATAGGCGGACACCAAGTACTGATGGAATATATGAGTATAGCTGTTTTATTAAAGACCAAACAGCTATGACAGATTTGCCAAAAGTATTTGTCAGAGTAAAGAACTTTGACACGTCTAACGATCTTATGACAAGAGCTAATAGCACAATTAATGTCTATGATCTACCAGATAGCGTCACATCCGGCGATGTCCTTGTTCTTTATGATCCGAAAGGAACAACCATTTACAACGGTGTAATTAAGTCAATCGAAATTGTAAATGAGAAGGCTAAGGAAAAGAAAATCATTTGCTCACAGATGCAGTCATTCTACAAAGGTGAATGGATCTATGAAAAAGGTGAAAATTTCCCGACTTCATACGATAATCGATGGTACTTTGAGAAATATGGTGAAATTGGTTCAACTTATCCGCATATGGATGACGTTGACGCCTTGTCACCGGTTTCCACAGCTACATACGTCGATGGGTCAACTGCAGCAATCAAAATAGGGGATAACTACACTGCCAGAGCTACCACTTATGTATGGTGTAAAAAACCAACAATTGTTCATGCATCATTTGTAACGGATGACAATGGTGCTATTTATATTAATGACGACCTTATTGGTGACCTTGACAGTGGTCAAGTTACTATGGTTGATATGCAGCTGGTAAAGGGCATGAACAAAGTTAATGTTCTTTATACAGATAAAACAGGATCTGATGGATGGGATATGTTCCTTAATTATCAGTCATTTCCTGCTTATGATAGTTCCAAGACATATACTGTAAATACTTATGTTGGATACGCGGAAACTATTTGGAAATGTAAGACAGCTATAACGTCTCCTGAAAAATGGACAGAAAGTCATTGGACCAAGATTACTGATAGACTGAGAATAACTTTACTTTCAGATGTTCTTGGTCTTAATTCGGCAAAACCGGCTGACAGCAGTATTATTCTTGAACAGAATATTAAGAATATACTTGACTATTATTCTGCTGGTAATATTGTTGGCAGTGATTATACAGATCCATTGATTGCTCAAAGATTGTCTGGTATCACTTCGTATTATATTCCATCACATACTGGTATTAACTTACCAACAAATCCGATTGGCGAAACGATGGATTTCGAAAACTTTATCTATTATCTGTATGAGCATTATGGGATTATATTCGATTTCGAAATAAACGTTTCTGGAGAAAATAAGGTAACAATTCGTGTTCCAGACTATGAACCGCTAAATGTCGGTGATAATGTATATGCTATTACTAACATGAAGCCAGTAACCAAGACAGAGGAAACCAACCGTCTGATTATATTTGCCGGCGATGAAGTTACTTATAGGTCTACATGGGTGGCAACAGAAACTGGCACACATGAAGCCACAGCTACTGATATTTCTAGAATGAAATCAACAAATACAGAAATTGTATTTAGCGATGACCCAATAGCAGACCTTGTAGCAAACCATCTTCCTGCTCAAATGTACAATCATAAAATTGACTTTACTTTGGTTTTAAAGAACTTTGTTTATGATTTCGAACAGTTTAAGCTTGGCGGCTCTTTACATATTTATACAACGAATGACTATTACGATTCTGTTCTGACTGGATATGAAATCAAGAAAGAAGAGAATACCAATATCGATTCAGTTGATTTTATATGCGGTAAGGTAAGAACAAAATTAACACAGTTATTAACACTTAAAAAGGTCTAGGAGGATGATATTTATGCTAGATAAGAAAAAATGGCTTCAATATGGTCTTCCTAGATCTATTGATGATATTCAAGGAATTACAATTCATGAAACAAGAAACTACGATAAGACAATAGATGATTATGTAAATTATTATGCAAATGAATCAAAAGAAGATACATGTTTTCATTATATTGTAGATGATAAGACCATAATTCAGCTTATGCCTGATGACTACATGGTTCACCATACTGGCATGTATAACGATTTTGGCGATAAGTATACAATCGCGATCGTTATTTGTTCTAATTTAAATGACAGTAAGTTTAATGATTCTGTTGAATTAACTGTTGGACTGATTAATAGATTACTCGAGACCTATTCAATCGATAAGTCCAATGTATTTTTTCATCGGGATTTTAATATTCATATTTATGATCCAAGAAGGCTTCTAGATGAATTCGAAACATCTAGAAATTTTATTTATAGGAAACTGTAAGGAGGTTTTATTATGGCAATACAGACACTGTATGACAGTGGTGAACAGTATCAAATTGATTCTAAATACGATGGCGCCGTATATGCTACATCAACTCCTGACTGTGTTTGTGAAGGCATTGGCGATCAGTTTAAGCTTAATTATTCATCTAATAGTTTAACAGCATACTTTGAAGGCGGAAGCCAAGCTATTATTGGCGGTTCTTTTTTTAAGCTCACAAGTAGACATACGCTTGAAGGAAATAATGCTTTACCTTCGAATTCAGTTTTTTATCTTTGTGCAAGAATTGATTTGAACAATCCTAATGGCCAAAGAGGCTCGTTCGTGTATATTACAGATTTAGCGAACGCTCAGAAAGGTAACTTAAATGGTAGCGGCACTCAAAGAGATTTGGTGCTTTATCGTATTAAGACCGGATCAAGCGGTGTAATCACAGTTGAGAACCTTATGACTGTCAAAGGTCCAGGAGGTTCTTCAATAAGTGGTGTTAACCTCAGTTTATCTGGAAGTACCGGAAGCCAGCTGTTAACGGTATCAAATGGAAATACAAATATTAAATTTAAAATCATGGAAAGCGAAGCTGCTTATAACGCTTTAACAACAAAAGACCCGAATACTTTATACTTCATTCCGGAGAGTTAAGCCATGCCGTTACATCTAGGAAATAAAGAAGTAGATCAAGTTTTTCTTGGCACCAAAGAGCTTTCTCAAATCTATTTGGGAACAAAGGAAATTTGGACCAATGTAAAAACTGAAGATCTTGGAACAGCAAAAGAATGGGATATTAAAAAATTATACCCTGGATTATATAAGAAATTGACTGCTGATAATTTCTTGGTCGTAGACTCTAATACAGCAGCATCGAATTTTGGTATAAGAATGAATCCTGGTGATTCTACAGACTATTGGCATATTTATGCACATTTATATAAGGATTATAATCCATCAACAGGTAAATTGAGTTGCTATACAAGGATATATGGTAATGCCAGTGGAACAAATAGTGTGCATGTTATTATGGTCACTAAGTTGGATAAGCTTATTCTTTTGGGCACAGGAACAAAATTCAACGTGTCTGGATATGCTGGCTATAATAAATTTACATTAGAAAATTTCCTCGTTTCTTCAACTTCTGGTACAACAAATTATTACAATAGTTTCTATGCTCAATCTTATCCATATTCAGGATCTGGAGCGGCTAGTGCTAATATTCATAAAAAATATAACGCTTCTAATGGTGTATTAGAGTGCTATTTCCGTCATAATCAAGGAAATACAGATGACGTTTACACTTGGTTTAATTTTAGCGCCGATCTTAGCGTTACAGTTTATCTACGTACAGAAATATGAAATACGAAGTTGTAACAGATCGCAATGGGTATTGCGTTTTTATTAGGCATACAGGAACAAAACTCGATTTTGTTGAACTCGATTTGAGCAAATATGATTTCACTGACGGAAGATTATCTGCTTACAAGCTAGGTAAGGATGAACTGATTTTTGATGAATCAAAATGGCGTGAAATGTCAAAGTCTAAAATCGAAGAAGACGATAAAGTTGAGATTTTAACCTTGAAGCAAAGACTAGCCGAAACAGATTATATCGCTTCCAAATGGCTCGAAGATATTATTGCGTTAGATAATCCTCTAACTTGGATAAGAGATATAATCGCTATCAATATTAAATACGCAAAACAATATAAAGATGTGATTAGAAAGCGTAAAGTTTGGAGAGATCGCATACGAAAATTAGGAGGATAATTCATGAGTGATAAACGAATAACTGATCTAGAGTTACTTACCGAATTATCCGGTGAGTACTATTTAGTTATTGATGATGGCGTTAAGCCAAGAAAATACAACATAGTGCCTATAATTGATGACCAGAATAAACTGTCTGGTATCGAAAATGGAGCTCAGGTTAACATTATTGAGAAAGTCAAAGT